CAGTTACGAACTCACCGCAATTTTGACACTCGGGCATCCTTTGTAAAATTCTAATAATAATGTAAATTTTGCGGCTCTTGATGAAGAGGCTGGAGAAAAAAGACCATTTGTTTCTAGATTTGGAAATAAAGGAAAGTTAGTTATGGCTGATTATGACGCATTTCATTTGAGACTCATATCCAAACTTATTAATTATGAAATTCCAAGTGTAAAATTTCATGAACATTTGGGAAAAATTTACTTTGAAAAAGATGAAATTAATGATGAAGAATACAAATTAAGTAAAAAGTTATCTTTTAAACTTTTATATGGTTCTGATATTGAGGGGGCAAGAGAGATCGAGTTTTTTGATAAAACTTATGAGTTTAAAGACAATTTATGGCAGGCATTTAAAAATCATGAGTATATAAAAACTCCAAAATTTAAAAGAATTATTCCTTTGTCAGCTATTAACTCTGCTAATCCCGGTAAAATTTTTTCTTATTTACTTCAAAGCTATGAAACCGAATTTAACACTGAAGTTATTAATGATTTGTTTGGTTTGATTAAAAAAAGAAAATCTAAACTTGTTTTATACACCTATGATTCTTTTCTTTTTGATGTTCACGTTGAAGATAAGAAGATATTGAAGAAAATAAAAAAGATTATGGAAGGAGAGAAAATGAAGGTAGAAATTAGTTATGGAAACAGATTAAGTAGTTTGAAAAAATTATAGTAAAGATGATGTATTTAACTAATTTTAACAATACTTATTAATGTAAATCTAAGAATTATCTAAAAACTTGTTTGATATGGTAAACTTGGAAAAAATAGTTGTAGAGTGGTCTTATAGGCTTGATAGGGGATATCCTAAAATTCACAAAGAAGAAGACCGTAAAGTTTTGAAAAATATTTTGACAGAAAAATTTGGGTCTGAGGTGGCAAGCTTATTGATTGAAAATATTCGTGGAGAATTGGAGGAAGTGGCTCTTGGTTTAAACAATGAAAGTTTTCGACACGAAAACATGTATAAAGAATACTTGAAAATCTTTATAGAAAAGTTAAAACAAGGAGGGGACGTTGTACTTGAGAAAACTGTTAGGTATCCAGAAGCAAATGTAGATGAACCCTCACCGATTGAATTGCCAGAAGGTGCTACTGTTGATATTGACAATACTGATGATATTATTGGAAAAATGATTGCGGCTTTAAGAGGGATGGTGAAGTATGGTCCAAAATTTCCAGAAGATAATGAAGAAGCTCAGAAAGCACTTAAAAGGGCCGAAAAATTATTTATGAAAGAGGATGGTGAATATAAAAGAATTATTCCAGTTATAGCTGATGATTCAAAAGTTTATGTAAAGTTGAATGATTTGTCAAAAGACACAGTGGTAAAAGAGCTTGAAGATGAAGAAAATGGTAAAAATTCAGAAACAAGTTCTTCCGAAAAATTTGAACCAGAAGATTCCAAAAATGATTTGAGTGATGAAGAAATTGAAGAAGCGGGATATACTGACCGAGAAGCTGGTGATGATTATGTTGCACCAGAAAATAGAGAAGATATGAGTCCTACCGATGATGAATTGGATGATTCAGAGTTGAGTGATTCAGATGTTGGTGGTGAAAAGACTGAAGAAGAGCCAGGAGAAGAGGAGGGAGAAAATGAAGAAGAAGAGTCAGAAGAAGAGGAAGAAACTGAAGAAGAGTCAGAAGAAGAAAAAGAAACCGAAGGGGAAGAAACTGAAAAAGGGGAGGGGGAAACTGAAGGAGAAGAGAGTGAAGAAACAGAATCAGAAAATGAAGAAGAAGAGGGAGAAGGTGTTGAAGAGCAGTGGACTGTTCCACAAGCTGTAAAAAAATCTCATGGAAACTGGAATGGAGTAGTTGATAGACATTCCAGTTCAGAAGATGAGGAGGAAGAAAAGGGTTTTAAATAAATAAATTTGTTGTACTTTTTAACAGTAGCGAGAAGTAAAGTGAATACAGAATTGCTTTGTACATTTACAAGTCAAGAGGAGGTTGATAATATTCTTGAAGAAATTCAAAGTGTGTATACTGTAGCTTTTGATAAAATTTTTGTTTTAAATAATAAAAATGATGATTCAGAGCTTTTCTGTACTTATAATATAGATCTGGATGCGAATCAAGAGGAAATCCTTTCTCAGACTATTTCTATTCACAGAAAGAAAAAAACAAATACATTATACACTATTAACGCTTTAAATGAACTTATTAAGGATTTAAATAATGGAATTCTTGATAAGACTTATCAAGTTCCTTGGGAAGAATATGAAAATTCACTTCTTGTCACGAATAATGGTGATTTTCGACAAATTCACACTGAATTGTACGATATTGTAAAAATTGATGATTAGTATCATCAAAATTTATTATTCTCTTTATAAGATATTTAAATAATTTAGAGTTAAAATATATATATATTAGTGCTTTAATTTTGAAATCTTATCAATTCGTAGTTATTAAAAATAATTAAATAAACAAGGTTATAATTTATGGGTATTGACACAAGCAAAGTACAGAAAAAGCTTCAGCAAATGAAACAAGACAGCAATGGAGGGGGGGGGTTTGATAATGTGTGGAAGCCTGAGCCTGGAACACAAACAATTCGAATTGTCCCGTATCGTTTTAATAAAGATTATCCTTTTAATGAGTTGTATTTTCATTATGACATTCCAGGACCTTCTTACGTTTCACCTAAAAGCTATGGCGACCCAGATCCAATTGTAGAATTTGCTGAAGAGCTTAAAGATAAAGGTGGAAAAGAAAATTACAAGCTTGCAAATAAACTTGAACCAAGTTTGAGAACATTTGCTCCGGTGATTGTTCGTGGACAAAAAAATGAAGGTGTTCGTTTCTGGGGATTTGGAAAAAATATTTATAAGCGGCTACTGAACCTCCTTGCTAATGATAGTTGGGGAGATTTTACAGATCTTCAAAATGGTTATGATATGGAACTAAAGTATGTTCCAGCAGATGAGGCAGATGGTCAGTTTCCTGAGACACACCTAGAGCCACTTCCAGATAAAAAGCCTATTGTTGATGATCCAAATAGGGCTAAAGAACTCATCAAAAGTCAGCCACCTATTGATGAGGTATTTCAAGCTCCAGATTATGAAACTCTTCAGGAGCAGCTTGATGATTATTTAAATCCTGAAGATGAGGAAGAAAATGAGTCAGTTACTACTAAGAAATCACAATCTAATTCAGACTCTTCTTCTAGCGTTGATGTTGACGAAGTTACTGATGAGTTTAGTGATATTTTTGAAGAAGATTAAAGGTAACTCAAGTTTTTCGATTTTTCACATAATAAAATTATAGGAGGTCTATGTCTAAAAACGAAAATGACATGTTATCTGAGGCATTGGCAAATTCGCTAAATAAAGGAAGTGGAGAAGATGTTGCTTATACTGGTGGAGAGAAGGAGTCTCCATCAAATATTGATCACTGGGTATCTACAGGCTCCACTATTCTTGATATGCTTGTATCTAATAGAGTTGATGGTGGACTCCCTGTAGGTAAAATTGTTGAGATACATGGACCTCAAGGATCTGGAAAATCTCTTGTAGCTGCACATGTACTGGCACACACCCAAAAAATGGGTGGAGTGCCAGTTTATATTGACACTGAAAATGCAGTTTCTTTTGATTTTCTTGAGGTTATTGGAATTGATCAAGATAAAGAGTTTATGTATATTCCTGAGCATAAACTTGAAAAAATTTTTGAAATTATAGAACAGATTATAGCTAAAGTTCGTGAAAAAAAATCTAAAAATGATGATCGTTTTATTACCATTCTTGTTGATTCAATAGCAGGAGCCACCACTGAAAATGAAGTTTCTGGTGAATATGATAAGGATGGTTATAACACTGACAAAGCTATTGTTTTATCTAAAGCTATGAGAAAATTAACGAGTACTTTTGGGAAAGAACAGGTTTTACTGTTGTTTACCAATCAGGTTAGAATGAACGTTGGTGGTGGACCATTTGCCCCAGAATGGAACGTGCCAGGTGGAAAGGCTATTCCCCATCACAGTTCTGTGCGTATTACAATGAAAAGAACAAGTAAAATTCGTGAAAAAATGCCTGGTGGTGGTAAAGAAATTGTAGGAGCAAGGCTTAAACCTAAAATTAAAAAGAATAGACTTGCTCCACCTAAAAGAGAGTGTGAATTTGATTTATATTTTGATAAGGGTATTGATGATTTGGGATCAATTTACGACTGGCTTAAAGGACGTGGAATAATTGATTCAAAGCGGGGTGGTTGGTGTACTTTTAAAGTTTATGGAGATGATGATTCCGATAAACGTAATGAAAAATATTCACTTCCCGGTGAAGATGAACCGTTTAAGTTTAGAAGTACCGAATGGCATAAAACATTGAGGGAGAATCCAAAGTTTCGAGAAAAGGTTTTCGAATCAGTAGCTGATTCCGTCATCGTTGATTATGAAAAGGGTTGGGCTACCGAAAATGAAATTGAGTATGTTGATGATGACGAATCCGATGATTCAGAAGATTAATTATGAATCCTGTTGTAAAATGGACCGGAAGCAAACGTGGTATATCTGATAAAATTGTTGAGCACTTCCCAAGAAAAATAAAAAATTATTATGAGCCCTTCTTGGGCGGCGCTCATGTTTTAGCAAATGTTCTGAATAGTGAAAATATTCAGGCTGAAAAATACATTGGATCAGATATTTCAGAGCCACTTATAAAAATATGGAGATTAGTTCGCGATGATCCACTTTTGCTTTATAAAAGTTATAGGAAAAATTGGCAAAAGTTTCAAGAGAATTCTGACTATTACTATGAAGTAAGAGAAGACTTTAATGATACCAAAAATCCAAATCTCTTTCTTTTCTTAACTCGAACATGTTATAATGGTCTTATAAGATTTAATTCGGATGGAGAATTTAATACTTCTGTCCATATAGAGAGGCCAGGTATAAAACCACCTGATCTTTATGATATTATATTGAAGTGGAATCAATTGTTTTCAGGTAATAATATAGAGTTTAAACTCCAAGATTATCGGGAAATAAGTGAAAATAAACATGATTGGGTTTATTTAGATCCACCATACTTTGAAACTGAGTCAATTTATCATGGGGGTTTAGATACTGAGTCCTTTTATAACTGGGTTGAGTCTCTGTCTTGTGG